AGAAGTAGGGCAGCATTGGACACTTACTAATGGTTGGTCAGTAGATGACACTAAAGCAACTAATGATGGTACAGGTGGACAAATATACCCTACATCAAATAATTGGACAAGTGGTGCTACAATAAAATTTCAAATAACAGTATCAGATAGAACAACAGGGCATATAAGAATACAAAACCCTAGTTCAACAATTTATTATCAAAACAATATTAATACAAATAATACTTTTGAATATAGCTTTACCACTATAGATGCTGATGGTTGGAGAATTGAAGCAGTAAGTGGTTTTGATGGTAGTATAGACAACATAGTAGTACAAGAACTAAAGCACGATGCTACAAACCTTATGCTTAATGCAGGTGCTTATCAGTCAGCTAATCCACTAATCACTTCTACTAAGAGTATGGAGTTTGATGGTACAGATGATTACTTAGAAGTTGGAGATGTAGGAAGTGTAAAATCTATGTCTTTTTGGTTTAATCCTGATGAAAATATAACTGCTTCAACTACACAACAAAGAATGTTTGGTTTTAATGGTAGTTCTTATAATGGTATTCATTTAGGTTCTGCTACAAGTTTACTTACAGGAGAAACTTTAACAGTTATGGAAAGTGGTGGTAGTTTTGGAAGAACTGCTACAACTAAAGAATTTGATGCAGGTAGATGGTATAATATAGTTATAGCTTGGAACGATACTGCTACATATTTTGATATATATGTAGATGGTGTATTAAGTACAGATTTAGTTAATAATACTTTTAATTTAGTAAATTGGACTGATTTTAAAATAGGAGTTGATAATACTTTAGCTGATGAATTTAATGGTAAAATAACAGAAGTAGGTAATTGGGATAGAACACTTACTGCATTAGAAGTAGCATCACTATACAATCAAGGTATGCCTACTAATCTACTTGTAAATAGAAACAACTATCAGTCAGGTAACCCTACAGTATTTAATACTAAGCAAGTTGATTTTGATGGTACTGATGACCATTTAAAAGTTACAAATGCTTATGGAAGTTTTACAGGTTCTTTTTCATTTTGGGTAAATAGAGATAGTAATACAGGAAATCATTATTTATATGATGCAAGAGGTACAGGTAATACAGGTACAGGTTATGCTTATGTAAGTAATGGAACAGATAATATTTCAGTAAGTTCAGGAACAGTATATGTAGATGGAGTTGCTTCTACAGTAACAACATCAGATGGAAATTGGCATAATGTAGTAATTACAGGAATAACATTAAATGTAACAGAAGATATTAAATTTGGTAGTAGTGATGCAGTTACAAATGAACTTAATGGTAAATTAAGCCAAGTAGGTTTATGGAACTCTACACTAACTGCTAATGAAGTATCTTCTTTATACAATCACGGATTACCTATTGACTTAACGACAGACCAAGCAGCTTATGAATCTTCATCTAACTTAGTAGGTTATTGGAGAATGGGTAGTGGTACACTAGATTCTTATCCATTGATTGCAGACCAAACAAATGCTACTTTAGGTAGTGAAGAAGTATCTTGTGGTAATTTTGAATGTGCTAATCCTGATGGTGTTTGGAATAGTAATGCAGGTGCAGGTTGGGGTATAAGTGGTGGAACAGCTACTTATGATGGTAGTGGGGGTACACAACCAATAACTCAAAATATAACAAATATACAATTAGGAAAATTGTGTAAATTAACTATTGATGTTTTAGCAAATCAAGGTGGTGGGGCTAATACTATTTTTTTTGGTGGAACAGTTGTAAATAGCAGTCATTTAAATGTTGGTTCTTATACTTTTTATGGTTCTTTTAGTAGTAATACAAATCTTTACATATACGGAAGAAGTGGAGAAGTTTTTCAAATAGACAACGTATCAATAAAACAAGTAAATGGCAATCCTGCAATAATGACAAACCAAACATCAAGTGATATTGAGAATGGTAGTCCTTATGCTCAATTAGTACAAGACAGTGATTTTACTCTAACAGGCACACAAGCAGAAAACATAACAGGTGCATATTGGATAACAGGTGCAGGTTGGACTATTAGTGGTGGTAAAGCTACACTTGTAGCACAAGCAGGTAGTTCATCTTTAAGTTTTGCTCTTTTGTCAGTAACAGCAGGTAAAACACATAAAATTACTGTTAACGTATCTGCAACATCTTCAGGTTTTAGACTTTATGATTCTGCAGGTGTTGTTAGTTATGGATTACAACTTGGTGAAAATGTTTTTTATACAATACCATCTTCTTCTAGTTATCAAATAACTCCTTTAGGACTAGCAGGTGCATCAGGTTCAATAGACAGCGTAACATTAGAAGAAGTAAACACAGGATTACAAGGATATTGGAAGATGGGAGATGGTACTAATGATGAGTACCCTGTTATCTATGACCAAACTAATCCTACAATAAGTGCAGAACTTGTTACTAATGGAGATTTTTCTGATGGTACAACAGGTTGGACAACAGGTAATTCAGGTGTTTTAAGTATTGTTGATGGTGCTTTAGTTGTTACAGGAGATGGTGGTAGTTTTGCTTCTGCTAAACAAATAATAACAGGTATTGTTGGTAAAACTTATAAATTAACAGGAAAGGTAGCAGTAGTTTCAGGTTCTTATAATATAAGAGTAGAAACAGACCAACCATCTTGGTTAAATTTATTTACAACTTCAAGTACAGATTTTGTAAATTTTGAAGCATATTTTGTTTGCGTAAACACAAGTATAGATTTAAGGTTTACTATTTATAATGTAGTAACCACATCATCAGATAAAATAAAAATAGATGATATATCACTTAAAGAATTAGGTGGCAATCCTGCAACTATGACAAATATGGTAGAGGGTAATATCACTAACCAATATCCACTAACAAAGATTAGAAACTACTATAGAATGGGAGATGGTATATTAGATGGTTATCCTATCATACAAGACCAAACAAGTCCTAATCTTGCACATATACCTACTACTAATCTTTTTACTTACAGTGAAGATTTAACACAATTTAACTTATCTTCTTTTGGTACAGGTGCTTTAAATCCAACTGTAACATCTAATTATGGTATTAGTCCTGATGGAACTCAAAATGCGGATAGAGTACAATTAAATGCAGGTACAGATAGTTCAGGAAATTCTAGGATTACACAATCTTTTACAATTTTTGGAACTCCTGATTTTGCAACAAGTGTGTATTTAAAAAGTAACGATGGTCAAGAACATACTATTGATATTATACAATCAAATCAACCACGAGATATTGTAACAGTAACAAATCAGTGGCAAAGGTTTAGTTTTACAAGACCTAATGCTTCTCCTGATAAATATGGTATTGGTTTAACAGGTGATAATGGACAAACTGCTGATATACTTGCTTGGGGTTTGCAACTAGAAGAACAATCACAAGCTACTGCATACATAAAGTCAGATGGTGTAGCAGCAGTAAGAAAATCATCTACTACTAACTTACTAGATTATAGTGAAGATTTTAGTCAAGCTATATATCTTAAAGCAAATGTTACATTAGAAAGTGGATTTGTTTCTCCATTTGGAAATTCTACTGCTAAAAAGTTAATTGAGGGTACAAATAATGGTTCTCATTTTATTTATGCAAATGTTTTTTTAAGTGGTTTAAGATTTTTTTCTGTTTACTTAAAAAAAGCAGAAAGAGATTATGCTTGGATTACAGATAGTCAAAATGGTAATGGAATAAATATAAATTTAACAAATGGAACTTTTACACCAATTAATAATCCTACAAATCCAAAAATAGAAAATGTCGGTAATGATTGGTATAGGTGTTCTTTTGGTTCAAATGTTTCTAGTGTTTGGCAATTAAGAATTGATACTGCAATAGATAGTGGTAGGGACTATCAAGGAGATGGAGTTAGTGGAATATATATATTTGGCGCACAGTTAGAAGAACAAACACAAGCAGAAACGTATGCTAAGACAACAGGATTACCTGTAACAATAGATTTATTTACAGAAAATAATTACGGAACAATGACAAATATGAGTGCTTCTGATATAGTAGAAGATACTCCAAACAATTAAAATTATGATATATACAACACCAAACACAAGTTTATTGACTGAAGTAGATGCAGAAGGAAATCCTGTATGCGACTTTTCACAAATCGTAGAGGATAGTCCTGCAACTGTTAGAAGGTCTTTAGATGGTACATTATTTATTGCTAAATTTATGGGCGAAACTCCTACTTTTTTAGAGGGCTTAGACCAATATACTCACGAGGAGATATTAGCAATAGTAAGAACAGATGCTTGGACACCTGAAAACCCTGAATAATATGCCTTGTTTAGAATGTGAAAACGGATTATGGAGATTTGGAGAAAGTGGCAAGTGCCAATATTCTTCAAAGTCTGAGTGCGAAACTGCTAATGCTGATTATTATGCAGAAGAAACGTATAATGACTATCCACAATCTGCTACTAACAATGCTAAAAAAGCTATAAAGTATAAAGAAGAAAATGGTAGTTCTTGTGGGACTAACGTAGGGTGGACAAGAGCAGGCCAATTAGCAAGAAAAGAAAAACTTTCAAGAAGCACTATTGCTCGTATGGCTTCTTTTAAGAGACATCAACAACACAAAGACGTTCCTTATGATGAGGGTTGTGGAGGTATAATGTGGGATTGTTGGGGAGGAACAAGTGGAATTAATTGGGCAATAAAAAAGTTAGAGCAAATAGATAAAAATAATAATATGGCAGAAAAGAAAAAGTATTACGGAGACGAAGAACACGATTATCATTTTAACTTTACTACTGATATGATGGAGAAATTACATTCAGAAGGAGAATTAGAAGTAAGAGTTGAAGAAGATGGTAGAGAAATGTTAATTTTATTTACCTTTGAGGGTGGTCGTAAAGAAGAAGAAGAAGAAGTAATAATTGATAAAAATGACGACAAAATGATTACTTCAATGTTAGATGAAGAATTAGATGAGTATATCAATAAATTAACAGACTCTATTAAACAACTGTAATGTCAGACGAAGAAAGAAAAAAGTTACAAGAAAAAAACATTAATAAACTCAATCCATATAAGGAGAGAGTAAAGAAATATTTTCCTAATGGTGGGGAGATTTGTACTGAAGGTAGAAAAAAAGGAACAAAAATAGTTAGAAAAACTACGCAAATTAGCAGAAATGCCTTAACTTGGGCGTTAGAAGGACATTCAACAAAAATTAGAATGGCATTAGATTCTTTATTTGCTGAAAATCCTGAAGCATATATTAACGCTGTATCTAAATTGCTTAATTACACAGTTCCAAAACTTTCTTCTTCAGAGATAAACGATAACACAACCAAGAAAGTCAAAATTGAACTTAATGATGATGTAAGCATTGAAGATTTAAGAGCAAAAATTGACGAAATTGACAACAACTGATAACGCACTTAAGTTTGCATTAGAAAAAAAGATTTGCGAACTTTCATTCTACGAATTTTTTAAACAAGCTTGGCACATTGTTGAACCTTCTATTGAGCTATCTACTAATTGGCATCATAAATATCTGTGTGACTTATTACAAGAAGAAGCAGAAAGAATAATTGACAATAAACCAAAGACAAAGGACATTGTAATCAACATACCCTTTCGTTCTACCAAGTCACTTTTAGTTACTGTTATGTTTCCTGTATGGGCTTGGATAAAGAATCCTAAGTTTAGATTTATAACAGCATCATATTCAGCAGAATTATCTATAGAACACGCTACAAGAAGTAGAGATGTAATAAATTCTGAGTGGTTTAAAGACAGGTGGTCAGATGTTTTTCATATAAAGAGAGACCAAAACTTAAAAGCAAGATACGAGAATAACTTTTTAGGAGTAAGAAGGGCGACATCAGTTGGGGGTACGGTAACAGGGCAGGGGGGAGATTTTTTATTGGTAGATGACCCTGTATCACCTCAACACGCTGCTTCAGAAGTAGAAAGAGAAAATGCTAACGAATGGTATAGAACAACATTCTATTCTCGTTTAAATAATCCATTAACAGGAGTAAGAATTGTTATTATGCAAAGAATACACGATAACGATTTAAGTGGTTTCTTGTTAAGTGGTGGCGAGAGTAGATTAAAATACAAACACATTTGTATACCTGCAGAATTATCTGATGATTTAAAACCTAAAATACTAAAAGACAACTATGATGAAGATGGTTTGTTTTGGACAGATAGATTTAGCAGAAGTATTTTAGATGATTATAAGCAGGCTTTAGGAAGCTATGGTTATGCAGGTCAGCTTATGCAGACGCCTACACCTCTTAATTCAGGTATGATAAGGTCAGATTGGTTTAAGATAGACCAATTTAAGCATACTACAGAGCATACAACAGTAGATTTTGTTATAGACCCTGCATATACAGCAAATGAGAAGAACGACCCCTCAGCTATGCTAGCTTATACTTATAAAGACAATAAATGGCAAATAATAGATTGTATCAATGTATATAAAGAATTTCCTGATTTAGTTAAGTTTATACCTCAATGGGTAGCTAAAAATGGATATACTAACAGAAGTAGAGTATATGTAGAGCCTAAAGCGTCAGGAAAATCTATTGTGCAGACATTAAAAAAAGAAACAGGCTTAAATGTTAGAGAAGATAAGCCGCCATCAAAAGATAAGGTAGCAAGAGTACAAGATATTAGTGCTTCTTTAGAAACAGGAAGGGTTAGTTTATTAAAGGGAGATTGGAATGAAGAATTTTTACAACAGCTTGTTAAATTTCCATCAGCTAAACACGACGATATGGTTGATTGTTTGGTAATGGCAATCAATAAACATATGTGGAATAACTCTAAAATATTATATTTTTCCTAAAATTTCTTGGATTTCCAAAAACTTCTAGTATAGTAATTAAAAAAATCTTATAATTGCGAAATTATAAGGATAATATGAAGTTGCAAAGTATAAATGAAGAACACGAAGTCTTAATAAGGCGTTATGTTAACTTTATTAAAGGTATAGCATACGAGGCTACTGAACATTGTGAGTATGGTAAGTTTGATGACTATAATGATATTTTAAATAACATTATTAAATATACAAATGAGTTTCAAGAAATCATTGAATACAATAATCAAACTAAAGAATGGGTATATATGTCGCCTAATCTAATGCTTTACTCTTGTATGGGTTTTTTGACAGGTATAAAGAACAAAGATAATTACGAAATTATTGATTCTTTGTCAGAAATACTTTTTGAAAAGACAATAGATGTTGTAGAAAAAACCTCAACAATTATTGACAACTTAGAATACGAGCAATCTAAAAAAGAAAAAATAGAACTTATAAAAATAAAAAGAAATGAGCATAGTAATTAGTCTAAAGCAAGGTGATGAGCAAAGAGATGTTACAATCCCTACAGAATGGAAGGATATGACATTAGAATATTGGTGTGGTATGACAACAATAATTAAATCACATTTTGATAGAGCTAAATTAAGAAGAAACTCTCAAAATGAAAAGCAAGAAGAAATAGACCATACTGTAGAGTATTTAGAATTTGTAGATAATCAATTAGAGGATTTTCAGAATATACAAATGAATAGAGATTTGTTTGGCTATATGACAGGCTTAGACAAAGAATCTATGAAGCTAATAGACATAAATAGCGTAAACAAAGTAATTAGCGTTTTAGATGGTCTTGTAGAGGAATACAAGCCAAAAGGTATGCGTTCTTTTGAATGTGAAGGAGAAACATACTTTTTCCCATCAGAATTTCTAAGACAAAATACTTATGGCGATTATATAGAGGCTACACAACTTGAAATGTATATAGAATCAATGAAGCACGGTAAGTTTGATGTATTGCCTGAGCAGATGGCTATATTATGCAGAAAATTAGAAGAAGAATATGATGATGATGTTATTCCTCAAAAAACAGAAATGTTTAAGAAGTTAACAATGGACGTCGTTTGGGAGTTCGGTTTTTTTTTGACTCAGCAAAACATAAAATTAGCGAAACTTTCAAATATGTATTCGGCGAAAAAAGAGCTAGCGAAATGATAGTAAAGACTAAAAGCCTATATGATGTATATGTAAAGCCATTTGGTTGGCTTAACAGCCTTTATATGCTTGCTGAGAAGGGTATATTTAAAACAGAAGGTATGAACGGTATAGATAGTGTTAAGAATACTAACCTATATAAAGTTTTAAGTTACTTAAGTTGGATAACAGCTACAAACGAATACGAATCTAAGGTACAAGAAAAAATACACAATCCAAATAAAATAACTTAATGGCAATAAGACTTACAGACATAGTAACAGTAATGAAAAGCAAATGGACTTATGGGGATAAGTTCTTTGGTTATACAGAAGAATTTAACGATAATCATAATACACAATACCCATCAATACTTATAACGCCTCCATCTTCAGTATTTCCTGAAGTATCTATAAATAATGGTTGGGAGCTTTACACTTTTGAAATATATTTTTCTGATTTATATAACAGAACAGCACAAGCAAATGTTAGCTTAGACCAAAGATGGGATAACTTGCAAGATTTGGGTAATGAGTGGTTAGATATGTTTCTAAAAAATTATCAAGATGGTGTAGTTACAGGATTTTTAGAAGGTGAAGATGTTTCTGTAGAAAGAGTTAAAGAAGTGGCTAATGACCAATTAATTCAAATAAGAATGAACTTTACTTGGAAGGTATTTAGTAAATGCTTTAGACCTCAGTCTGTTTACCCTACAGACATAGCTAATCTTGTAACTTGGTTAAGGGCAGATAGCGGATTAACTTTTGACATACCAACTAAAAGAATTTCTGCTTGGGCAGACTATTCAGGTAGTAATAATGGTTTAGTACAGGCAACTAAAACTAAACAGCCTTTAAGATATACTTATGATGGAGCAAACGATAAATCAAGAGTAGAATTTAATGGCACAACTGATTTATTTAATTCTGTAAACAATATACCTATAACATCTGATTTTACAATATTTCAAGTAAGTAAAAATAGTGGCAATACAAGCTCAGATATTTTAGAATATACTGATGGAAGTAAAATTATAAAATTATCTTATGCTGCTAATTCAGAATTAGTTGCACAAGTAAGTGACGGAACAACAGCAATAGATGTAACACTAACAGGCTCAAATGCTTCTAATTATCATATAGGAACATACAAATTACACAACAAAAGATTATATGTAGATTACGATTCTTTAGGAAGTTCATTATCAACAAGTGTTCAAGAGTCTGCATATAATAATTCTACAACATTTAATGATGCAGTATATACTATAAGTAGTGCAACATTACCTATGAATGCTAATTTACAAGAGTTTATAATATTTAACGCATCATTAGATGATTATACTATAGGACAAATAAAAAGTTACTTAAACAAAAAATACAATATATATTAATTATGGCAGGATTTAATGGTACAATAGCGGCAGGAATACAGCCTTTTGACAACTCTAGTTCTAATTTAGGAACAATGAGTTATAATTGGAGGGCAAATTATGTAAAAAGTGCGCATACACAAATGAGATACCAAGTTATTTGGGACGGTTTAAATGAAAATCAAGAACCTCTTGCTAGTAATTTTTCTACACCTGATGGTGATATAATAAATATAATTTTTAGAGTATATGCAAGCACTCAATTTCCTTATCCTGTGACCTCTGAAGATTGGGATTTAGTAGGTACAATAAGAAAAACTAGGGATATAGCAAATAGAAGCTATGTAAATGGTCAAGCAAATCTAAGCGGACAAAGATTTACTATTGAAATTAGTCAATTATGTCAAGATTTATTATCATATAGCTTAGTCCCTATTAACAAGGGTACTTGGCAAAACTCTGAGTGGGGTGGTATGAATGGAGGAGAAACAAAACAAGATAATGTTACACAAGGCATAAGTTTTTATAATGTAACTCCAAATGGAACATATAGACATATTTGGGTAACTGCTACTCCTGAAGTATTATTGGCTAATGGTACTGTTGAAGAAGCAACAGGTGCAGGTGCAAGCTTGTCTTTTAATAAAATAGCTGTTATAAACTCTGTAGCACAATTTGAAAAAGATGCAATTTATTATAACCTAAAATATATAATACAAAAATCTTTAGCTAATACAAACAACCCTAGGGGTTTTATGAGTTTATGTCCTAACTACACTCAAACAACTAATGCTCCATTTTTAAAACAAGTTAGAGAAGATGAAGAAGCAGAGTGGTTATATTGGTGGCAAAGAAATATGGGTAATGCGGGTGACCAAACAGAAAAAGCAAGATTAAAAGTAGAAACATATTTAAGTAATGGCTCTGCTCAAAACACAATGTATTTAACTGATTTTAATTCTAATTTAGACACAGAAGTACAAGGAACAACAGTTTTTAAATTAAATCAAAATAGAGTATGCGTGCAAAATGTTTCGCCTACTTACATAAATGCTAATGCTGTAGATAACTCAGGAAGTACAATTACAAATCAAATAGATAGCTCTACATCATATTACAAAATACATTTAGAATATACAAGTCAAACAAGCGCTGTTATTAGAGCAACAGAATATAGATATTTTGGTATAGATAGAGAAACTGCTAACATACCTTATGGCTTTGTAAGATTTCATTGGTTAAATAGAATAGGTGGTATAGATAGCTATACAGCTAAAAGAGATGTTATTGAAGGACTGTCTGTAAGCAGAGATACAATAGAAACAAAATCTGCTGATAGAACTTGGTATCAAGATAATCAAACTAACATACCTTCAGCAGGAACTAATTTAGCAGACGCTGCTTATGTTTCTAATACTATGCGAGGTGGTAATTTATATAAAGGAGGTAGAGAGGTTTTAAATGTAAAAGCACAAAGAAACAATAGTGTATTTACAGAGCCTTTAAACAAACAAACTGCAGAATGGTTAGAAGAAATAATGACTTCTCCAAATGTGTGGATAGAGATGGGCACAGAGGCTACTGCAAGAGGTAATACTGTAAACCCATATCAAAGACCATCTACAAAAGAATACATACCTGTTATAATAACAAATAGTGAGGTTGAGACTTTAAATCAAGAGGCAGGTTTAGTTAAGTTTAATATTGAATATACTTTAGCTCATAAAGTACAAACACAAAGAAATTAATGTCACAGGTTACTATTGAAATTTTAGATTATGTCTATGAGTCAAGTACAATAAATTTTGATTCTAGCATATTGGGAACGCTAGATGTTACATCACATTCAGAATTTCCTTTAGCTCTTACTTTTACTATATCAGATATTAAAGATATAAATGCTAGAAAAGGCAGCTTTAGTAAAACATTTAAAATACCTGCAACAAAAAATAACAATAGAATATATAAAAATGTTTATCTTTCTAATAGTACAAGCACAAACAATGTTTTAAATAAAAAAAACTGTAGAATATTAGTAAATAATATCTTCGCTATAGAAGGGTTGTTACAGTTAAATGCTATTGGTGGTGTAGATAAGCCTGAGCATTATTCTTGTGTGTTTTATGGTAACAATATTAGTTGGGCAAATAAAATAGATGAAAAACTTTTAAAAGATTTAGGTACAGATGGTAGTGGTTGGGATAGTTTGAATGGTAAAACAGGAACAGGATTAGAAATAAATAAAACAAGCATAGTAGCTACATTTAGTGAAGATGATGCTTCAGGCACAAGCCCTGTTGTTTATCCTGTAACTTCTTATGGTGATTTTAACCCTACAGGAGAAAGTCAAACGCTACAACTTTTAGATACTGCTTATGACGCAGGACACGCAGGAACAACTGCAGCTTCCGTAGGATATGTAGGTAGCGTAACAAATACTAACAGATATAACACTCCTGAGCCTGTAGTAGATTGGAGGCCTTGTATTTGGGTTTATGATATATTTAAAGAAATATTTACACAAACAGGATATAAAATTTCTTCTACTTTTATTGAAGGCAGTATGTTTAAAAAGTTGTTGTTTTCTCTACCTAATTTTAAATACAATAATGCAGGAGACAGATATGATGCTAATTCTTTAGAGTCTTCTTTTAAAGATAGTGCTTTTATAAAAACATTTAATTATAGTGCTGCCAACACAGGGGGCGTACAAACACAAAATTATTTTGCAAATCTTAATAACACTTCTGCTAATTACGAATACACTTTAAACACTTCAAGTTTTAATGCAAGTACAGGAGCTTATACAATTCCTGAGTTTGGTTATTATAATATAAATTTATTAAGAATGGGATATATATATAAAAATCCTGTTTTTAATAACAGTCAAAGAATTACAATAACAAAATCTGTGTTACGAATTATAGTAAAGACTGTTGGAGAAAACCATTGGAGAATATTGGCTCAAACATCAACATCTCCTGAAGTAGAAATAAGAAGTAGTGACTCATCAACATACCAAGGGAGAGGTTATTTTGGTAATGAAATAAATGATGATGCTAGATATTTTTTAAACAAAGGAGATATAGTTAGAACACAACTACACGTTAAATTTAAAATTTTATTATTAGCAGGAGGTTCTTATGATGCTTCTTTTGATATAGAGCTTTATGGCTCTCAAGAAATAAATGTTTCTAGTCCTACAGATAATGTTCCTAATGGTAGATATGATATAAAACTACAACCTGAGTACACCGCTTATGGTCAAACATATAATTTAAAAGATGTAATTAATAAAGAATACAAGCAAATAGATTTTATTAAAGGAGTTGCTCACGCTTTTAACTTACAGTTTTCTACTGATGAAGGCTCTAAAATTGTTTACATAGAGCCTTTTAATAATTTTTACAGACCATTATCTGAAGCTATAGATTGGACATATAAAGTTGATAGAAGTAAAGATTATGTGGACACTTGGATAAAATCAAGTTTAAAAAGAGATTTAATTTTTAAGTATAAGTCTGATGGTAAAGATGCAAAAGTAAAACAAAGGTCTATAGATTATTTTAAAGAAATTCAAGACGAATACCCATACTTTGAAACATTAGATGATACCTTTGAAAAAGGTAAGGCTGAATATGAAAATCCATTTTTTGCAGGTACTTTTAACGCAGGAGATGTAGATATATCTAATAATCCTAATCCACAGCCATATATAGCTTGTGTATGGCAAGAAGCGGAAGGAAATGTATACTTGTCTCCAAACAGCACTACAAGACCTGACAAGGGATATGATTTTCAACCAAGACTTTTATTTTGGAAAAAATATAGTCCTGATTTAACAAGTAATCCGTTAGCAATTTGTTTAAAATATGCAGTAGCACAAACTTGGGATTCTACATTTTCAGGAATATTTGCTGACCAAAATGCTACAGGTGTTATATCTCAAGTTTTTCCACAAGCTACATCTTACAATAGAGACGATAGCGGCTCACCTGTTTTATCTTATGCAAATGTATGGGTTAGAGATTATGATGACGCAAATAATACTTATGGTTCTTATAGCATAGGTAATGGTTTGTATCAAACTTATTATAAGCAAATGATAGAAATGGTAAAAGAAAATCCAAGAGTTAGAACCTTACAGGTAAATTTAAAAATTAAAGATATTATTAATTTAGATTTAAGAAAATTAGTTTATATAGATGGTGATTATTGGAGAATAAATAAAATATCCGACTATGCTCCATTAACAAATAAAACAACTAAAGTAGAATTAGTTAAGTGGATTAGCTATGGTGGTTTTGCAAGTGACGAACCAACACTAAATCAAAATGATGGTAAATGGAATAATTCAACAGGTGTAAATTTTAGAAATATATAATTATGGCAGAACAAAGAAATCAAATAAATAACGGTGGTGTTGCAAATATAAGTGGATTAGAAGTGTATATGACAGTAACAATAAATGGTGACGATTTTTTAATACCTATTGTAGCTGAAGATGATTATGGTAATTCTCATCAAGTATTAAGAAGGAGTGTAAACAACATAATAGAGGACGACGAATAATATGGCTAACGAAAATTATCCTATAATAGTTGGCGGTTTAAAAAAGATTGGAAACTTCTTTATTAAAGAATTAAAATTTGAGTTAAAAGAACAAGAGCATATAGCTACAGGAAAACTTTTTAATTCTTTTTATTCTGATATTTATGAGCAGTTTGGTAATCTTTATTTAGATGTAACTTCTGATTTAGATTATTTATGGATAGTTAATGATGGTGCTTCAATGGGTGTTGATGTAGATGAGGCAACTATAAAAAGTTGGGCAGCGGCAAAAGGAATTAGATTTAACAATCCTAAAGAAGAAGCAAGATTTGCAGAGTCTGTTGTAAGACAATTAGCGTCACAATATTTAACTAAAGGAGGAGAAATGGTTGCTCCTAGAAGATATAATTTTATAGGCTATGCTTTTGCAAGAGCAGAAGGGTCAGGAATAATAGAACAAATAGAAGAAGATATTTATAATTCAGTAGAAAGAGAAATAGGATTAGGATTATCAGGTAAAGTAATACAATTAACAATAAGCTAGATATGGCATTAAACAAGAAAGTAGCAATAGAGGTAGAAATCAAAAACATTAAAAAAGTTGCTGATTTAAAAGAAGAATTAAAAAAATTAAGAAAAGAACAGATAGAAGCCGAAAAGTATGCTAAAACAGGAATGTTTACCTCTAAAAAACAAGAGGAACAATATATAAAAAATTCTAGGGCAATAAAAGATAAGTCTACTCAATTAAGAAACTTAAATAAAAATTTAAAAGAGTCTACCACCAATACTACTAAGTCTACTAAGGCTACTAATGGTATGGCTAAACAAATTATAAAAGGCGCTGCAGCTATTGGAGTGATTGTAACTGCATTTAGAACTATAAACAGAGCTGTATCTGCTGTTGTAACTACTTTTACTGAGTTTGAATTTGTAATGGCTAAAGTAAATGCTATTTCAGGAGCTACTGAAAAAGAATTTATTGCATTAAACGATTCTGCTAAAGAGCTTGGTAGAACAACTTTTTTTACTGCAGAACAAGTTGGTCAATTACAATTAAATTTTTCTAAGCTAGGTTTTAGTGCAGACGAAATAATGAACGCACAAGAAGCTACTCTTGCATTAGCTACTGCAACAGGTAGTGATTTGGCTAGAAGCGCTACTGTAGCTGCTTCTGCTGTAAGAGGTTTTGGATTAGACGCTAGTGAAACACAAAGAGTTGTAGATGTTATGGCTGTGTCTTTTGCAACATCAGCACTTGATATAGAGAAATTTCAAACTGCTATGACCAAAGTTGCTCCTATTGCTAAAGCCGCAGGTTTTTCTATAGAAGATACTACGGCTATTATGGCAAAATTATCTGATGCAGGTATCGAGGCTTCTATTGCAGGTACGTCATTAAGAAATATATTCTTAAAAATGCAAGACCCTGCTTCTGATTTAAGTCAAGCCTTTGGAACTACAATACATTCATTGGACGAGTTAATACCTGCTATGAGAGAATTTGTTGCTCAAGGTGGTGATATGGCTGAGATTATGGGGGTTGTTGATTTAAGGCAGGCTGCAGCATTTGAGCTTATGTTGGCTAGTGCAGATGTTTTAACAAACTATAGAAATAAACTTGCAGATTCTACAGGAGAAGCCAAAAGAATGGCTGATATGATTGGTAAAACTTTACAAGGTTCATTTTTAAAATTAAAATCAGCGTTAGAAGGTGTGTCTATTGCTGTAATGGAACAATTTGCAGAAGGCTTAAAATCTGCTACAAAAACCCTAACTACTTTTGCTACTTGGCTTTCAAAAAATAGCACAATAATTACTACTCTAATAAAAGGTTTAAGCTTCTTGGCTAAAACTATTGTTGTTATGTATACTGCTCAAAAAATAGCTAATGCAGCCGCTATTGCAGGAAGAATTGCATTGGCTGCTTATTCAATAGCTACAGGTACAGCAAGTATGGCAACAAAAAGATTTATAGTTAGTTTAAAAGTTTTAAGAGGCGCTCTAATAAGGACAGGGCTTGGCGCTCTTGTTGTTGTTCTTGGCGAGATTCTTTATGGTTTATTAGCTGTAAATGACGAAACAGACAAATATGTAGAAAAGCAGAAAAAACTACAAAAAGAAGCACAATCTTTTATAACTCTACAAGAAACAGAAATAGCTTATACTAAAGAACAATCAGATTTAAATATAAAATTATTTAAAGAGGAAAAGAAAAGAAGGGAAGATAGGCTTGAATTGCTAAGAAAAGAAATACAGTTTCTTACTGACCCTGCAGCTATTGAAGAAATGCAAGATAGAATTGATGTAGACAAGGAGGCTATTAAAGTAATGGAAACCAAAATCAAACACGAAGAAGATTTTGAAAAAAGAAGGAGAGAAACTAGGGCAAGAGAAGCGGCTCTGCAAAGTGATTTGTTATATCAGTTAGAACAAGAATTAAAATTAATAAAAGAAACTCCTGCAGCCACAGAACAAGAAGTTATGGCTAGAAATAAAAACATAGAAGCTATAGAAAAAGAAATAAAAAGGCTTAGTGAATTAGGAATAGAAAAAAAGAAAGAAGTAGAGAACAATGCTATTTTCTATCAAGATTTATACACAAGTTCTGTAGACCAATTAGATTTATTAAAGGCTGAAGATGAAAAATATTTTGCAGCACAAGAAGCAAAAGGTAAGCAGAGACTAGAAATGTTTAAAACATTTTCAGATAGTATTTTTACAATTATTGGTAATAATGCACAAAGAAGGGCAGATTCAGAGGCTAAAATATTAGAAGAAAGAAAAGAAGCAGGCGTAATAACTGAAGAACAATATGAAAAACAATTAGAACAAGTACAAAAAAAAGCTTTTGAAAGAAAGAAAAAATTAGATATTGCAGAAGCAATTATTAATGGAGCCTTAGCTATGACAAAAGTAACGGCACAAACAGGGGTTTTAGCTTTTGCTTTCTCACCTTTTATTGCCGCTATGACTGCCGCACAGATTGCAGTAATTGCATCACAAAAATTTGCAGACGGTGGCTTAATAGAAAAGTTTGCTGATGGAGGTATGGTAGTTGGTAAGTCACACGCACAAGGTGGAGAGAAGTTTGCTGTAGGCGGTAGGGTGGCAGAGCTTGAAGGTGGTGAGGCTGTTATAAATAAGCGTAGTACAGCTATGTTTAAAGGACAGCTATCGGCTATGAACGCAGCAGGTGGTGGTGTTAAATTTGCAGATGGTGGCTTAATGAATATGCCTTCTTTTGCTAGCTCACAATTTAATGCAATAGGTCAACAAAATATGATGGGAGCAATGAATACAAGTAGTAGAGTAGTAGTGGTTGAGGCTGATATAACAAATAGCCAAAATACCGTAGGTTTAATAGAGGCGGAAGCCACATTTTAAAATATAAACATATGATTGTTAGTAAAAAAGTAAAGCAAGATAGATTAGATACCTGTAAAAAGTGCGATTTTTATAGAAACTTCTTAATGTTAAGATATCCTAAGTGGGATAAAGGAGCAAGATGTGCTAAATGCACCTGTTTTTTAGATGCAAAAGCATCTCTAACCAAAGAGTACGCAGGAAAATGTCCTCTTGGTAAGTGGGAAGAATAATTAAATGCAACATATTATGACTATTGAAACTATTGCAAATAAAATAGAACAAGAAAGAAAAGAAGAAATAATACAAGCGGTCAAACAAAATAATGATTCTATAGAAAAACAGGGTAAATACCATTCTAGGGGACTTAAACTTCTTTTTAACGAATGGCACAGACACTTTCCTCACATAAAACAACAATTAGGCTGCAGAGGCTGTAGAGAGGCTGTTACTAAGTTTTGGAATAATATAAATAAAATTTGGGAATCTAATAATTAATATGGCATCAAGACAAAATAAAGTTGATGTAATATATGATTATATAGATATAGCTGAAAAAGAAATTATTAAAAGGTGGCACGAGCCTACTACAAAAGACATATTAAGACACTTAATAGAACGAGGCATAGTAGAGCCTAAGAGGTTAAGAAACTATATGATTATATATGACTTTGATTGTATGTTAAGAACTAATGAAGGCAACAGAACTTATACTTTTATGGACTTATCTATTAAATATAATATTTCTGAAAGACAAGCACAAAGTATAGTTTACAAAGAAAGAAGAAAGCAATCTCCATCTGAAAATATTACATACTAAATTTTTTTCCTAAAACTGCGCAACTTTTTGAAAACTAAAAAATAGTTTTGCGTCTATGAATAAAAATTGGTATAACATTAAAGCAGAAGCGTCTAGCAAGTCTGCAGACGTTTACATTTTTGATGAAATAGGTACTTTTGGCTTAACAGCTCAAAGCTTCATTGAAGAAATTAAATCATACAAAGATACTCCAATGAGCTTACACATTAACTGTGTAGGTGGTGATGTGTTTGAAGGTATGGCAATCTACAATGTTCTTAAAAAAAGAACAGCAAGAACAACAGTATATATAGAAGGAATAGCTGCAAGTATGGGTAGTGTAATTGCATTAGCAGGTGATGAAGTCGTTATGGCTGAAAACTCACTATTTATGATACACAATGCTTGGGGTGGTGCTATGGGTGAGGCAACTGAGATAAGAAAGACTGCTGCATTATTAGATAAAATAAGCGGTGAAATTGCTGACATCTATACTAAAAAAACTAATCTACCTTATAACAGGGTAAAAGAAATGATGGACGAGGAAACTTGGTTAAGTGCTGATGAGGCTTTTAATTTGGGATTCATTGACTCTATCTCTGACGCTATTAAAGTAGCGGCTAAATATGACGTTTCTAAGTTTAAAAATATAACAGACAAGGAAATTCAAAATAAACTAAGTGTTAATTTAAAAAGTAAAAAAATGACCGAAGAATTGAAAAATTGGTTTAACGCTAAAGTTGAAGAAATTATTACTAAAGTAAAAGCTAGTAATGAGTCTGAAACTGAAGATGTTAAAGAGGTAGAGGTGATGATGGCTGATGAAAAAGAAGTTTCTGAGAAACTTACAGGATTTGAAGCTAAAGTTACTGAACTAGATAGTTTTGTTGCTGAATTGGTAGGAGAAAAAGAAACTCTTACTCAGGAAGTAGAAAGACTAAACGCTTTATTAAGTAAAGCAGATGCTAAAGGAACTGAGCTATCAACTGATGGTGACCCTGTAGTTATTGAAAACAAAGTGGAGAACAAAGAAAGCAAGTTCTTCTCTGCATTAGCAGAAAAATTAAAATAAATATAAATAATTAAATAATATAAAAAATGGCAAATATAGCTTTAGACGGTTTAGGGGCAAATTACCAAGGAACTTATGCTTCAAAAATTTTATTAGAACCAATGTTTCGTTCTGATGATATTATGCGTAACTACACAGTTTACCCTAATGTAAAATATAAACAAAATTTAATGTTAGCACCTAAATTATCAGGTATAACTGCATTAAACACAGGTTGTACAACAACTAATACTTGCGACCCTGCAGGATTTACTGTTGCTCCAAAAGTAATTACAGTTTCAAATGTTTCTGTAAAACAATCACAATGTTGGGACGAGTTCAAAGACCAATTTATTGTTGAGTCTTATAAGAATGGATTAAATATGCCTGACTTAACAGGAACTCAGTTAGCAGAAGTAATTATTAACAGAGTAAGACACGGAATCCAATCAGATGTTGTAAGAAATATGTGGGCAGGAAATACTGCAGCAGCAGTAGCAGACTGTACTTACACTTGGGCAGATGGATTATGGAAAACTATGTCAGCAGGTGGTGCAATTAATGGAACACAAATGAATGAGGTTACTGCTACAGGTACTGCGGCAGGAAACTTAATTGCAGTTGGTGCTACTATTGGTGCTTCAGATGCAGTAGCTCTTTTAACTAATGTATTTGATGGTGCTTCAGCAGAATTACAACAAATTCCTGCATCAGAAAAAAGAATGTTTGTAACTCCAAATATTTATAACGCATACTATGGGGCATTAACTTCTATAGCTGTTGGAACTAATAATGGGGTTGATTATGGACATTCAGAAGCTCAATCAGGTGTAAACTATGCTAGATTAAGTTTTAGAGGTGTTGAATTAGTACCTATGTATGAGTGGGACGTAGCTTTAACAGCTTTAACAGGTGCTGATTTACCTGCACTATTTACTTGTGCTACAGCAGGAATTCAAGCAACTCAAGGTTGTATCTATGCTGCAAAAGACAATTTAATTATTGGTTCTAATGTAACAGACCCTGATACTCAGCTTAAAATGTTCTATGATGAAGTTTCTGACAATATGTATATCCGTTCTAACTTTACAATGGGTTACCAATATGGCTTTAATTCATTAGTAAATGGAGCTTGTTTAGTATAATTATTAACTTTAAAAAATAGAATAAAATGGCAATAGATTCAGGATTATTAGTAGCTTGCGGAGATATGAACGCAGTAGGTGGTATTAGACAAATTCTTTTAACAGATTTATCTAATATTGCAACTGCACTTCCAACTTCGTTAGCTGCAGACCACACTTTAACTAGCTTTATAGGGACTAACCCTTGGGCTAGATTTGAGTTTAAGAATGAAACTGCCTCTCTAACAATAACAGGAGCAAAAGAAGGAGGAAGCACATCTTATGAGTGTGCTGTTTCTTTCTACATTCCTAATATTGACGCAGCAAGATTTCACGAATTATCAAATTTGGAAAGCGCTTGTCCTGTAGCTCTTGTAGAGCTTAACTCAGGAAAAATGCTTGTTGTGGGTTGGAGTTATAAGTATGCTAATCAATCACAAGCTTCTGCTTCGTGGACGAGAAACCAAACTTATGCAAACCTAACAAGTATAGAGGGTGGTAGTGGAGCTGCATATGCAGACGATAATGGAGTTACAGTTACTTTAACTGCAAGACAATTTGAATTACCTCTTGAGTATTCAGGAGCAATTACAGTTGTAGCAGGAGATTTAACAGCGACTACATCTTAATAATTATAGATAAAGCAGGGGGTTATTAAAAGCTCCCTGCTTATATCTTTTTAATATGTGTGATTGTAGAGAAATAAATATATTATCTTTACCTTCGTATTTAAAAATATATATAAAAATGGCAAAGTATAAAGCAAAAGAAAATTATAAAGGTCTTAGAAGCTCAGTAGCAGATTTTGGTATAGTTTCTTGGGACGAAGCTTCACAAGAAGTTTTAGCTTATCTTTACGAAAAAAGAGGTTTTACATCTATAATTACTAAAATATCATCTAATGAAGAAAGCAGTATCAAAAAGACAAACAAAAAAAATAAGTCAGTTAAGAAAGACGACTAAAAGTAATACATTTGAGTTTGGGGTATTTGATTTAGCTATCCCACCAAATATTACTGAACCAAAAAATTTAAATAACATATCTACTAAGTGGGTTCCATTTGGTAATGATAATTTATTTCCTCAATACTTAGCAGAGCTAAAAAGAAAGTCATCTACACATAGAAGTGTACTTGCACAAAAAACCGTATTTACAAGTGGGGCAAAATTTGTTTGTGATAACGAACCTTTAAGAGAGTTTATAGAAGATGTAAATGCAAATCAAGAATCATTAAGAGATGTATTTAAGAAATTAGCAGATGACTATTATACGTTTGGTAATGCGTATATGGAATGTGTAAAATATGATGGAGGTGTAAACCTTTATCACTTAGACGCTACAACAGTTAGAATGTCTAAATCAAAAAAAGAAGTTTATGTAAATCCTGATTGGTGTAAATATTGGAACAATGAGGATAAAATGTATAGATTACCTATATACCCAAGAGTAGCACATAATAAATTTGTAATACATTTTAAAGATTATGAGCCTACGTTTAACTTTTATGGGTTGCCTGATTACGTTGCTGCATTAGAGCATATTGCAGTAGATTATGAAATCGGTAAATGGAATCATACTAAGTTTTTAAATGGCTTTCAACCTTCTGCTATTGTAGAAATTAGTGGAGATATGGGTGAAGAAGAAGCTCAGAAAATGGTTAAGGAAGCACAGAAGAAATTTGTTGGTGAAGGCAACAATGGTAAAATATTATTTATAGTTAAAAATGGTGACACATCACCTGCTAACGTACAAATAATAAAAGATGACCAAGAAGGTAGTTGGATAGAATTACAACAGATTACAGACCAAAATATAATTACCGCTAATAGATGGCAACCATCTTTATCAGGTATAGTAAGTTCAGGTAAAATGAACAATACAGGAAGTGAAATTAGAATAGCTTACGATTTAGTTATGACTACTGTAATTAGAGATACTTCTGAATTAATATTAAATGGAATTAGAACGGTTCTTTATAATGAAATGGGGTATGACCCTAGAGATTTGAAAATTCATTATGAGCCGCCAATCTCATACGCTAATGACGTAGACATTAGAGAGGTATTAACTATTAACGAACAAAGAATGTTAATAGATGAAGATTTACCTATGTTAGAAGATGGCGATATGTTTGTTGCAGACAGAGAAATTATTGTAACAGAGAGAGATGATGATGGAGATGGTGAAGTAGATGAATCAAAAGAAATAACAGTAGAACAATAAAATGGGAAATACAAAACAATACAAAACATTAGTTACAGCAGGAGAGGTTATTAGCAAAACATTTACTAATAAAAATACAGACCCTGTTTTAGTTTCTGAAAATACTCTTGTGTTGTCTGAGTTAGCTCATTTAAGACCATTGCTAGGAGAAAAGTTTTATGCAGAATTAAAATTGCAAAACGATACAGGAACTTTAAGTGTTGCAAATCAAACATTTATGACTTATTATTTAGAAGATTGCTTGTGTTGGTTTACAAGATTTGAAGTAGTCAATGATATAATGAGCAATATAACATCTAGCGGTGTAGTTCATAATATAGATGAGTTTTCAAGAATAATTACACCATCTGACTATAATGCATTTAAACAAGACACATATAGAAAAGCTGAAATA